GTTCTATGGCGTTCGACTTTATGGTCGCGTGCTGAAGGTTGCTGGTCAGAAGTTGACCTACCGCAACGAAATTCGACAAGTCTTTGAGGCTCTTGTGTCAGAGGCAACGCTGCTGAATGAGAAGCAAGCAGCCAAACTGATGGGGTTTTGATCATGACTGACAATAACACACTGGCTGTTCAGGCTGCTGATCTCGTTGCAAACGTCGATCAGTTGATGAATCACGAGATTTTAAATTCAACTGATTCAAGCACGATTTATTCTGCCGCTGAGCGACTTGAACGTGCACGCAACATCCTGCTGACGTTGGGTGATCGTGTGTATCGCGAAGAGCGCAAGTCTCATACATATGACATTATTGAAGGAGTGCCGTTCTAATGGGATACTTTGCCAATTTAGAGATTGATGTCATCGAAATGTTTCGTGAAGATGGCATGAAGGAAACTGAGATTGCCAAGTCACTCGGAATTTCGGTGGTCGAAGTTCACAATATCATTGCTCGGTTCGAAGCAGAGGATTATGATCGTGACCCTGACACGGTGAGTTACGATGATCTGCAGTTTGATCCAGGTGATGTTGATTACAATTCGGAGCACTACTGATGGGCGATGTAATGACAGAAAGCAAGGTCTTTGAACTTTGCACTAAAATGCGACATCTTGGTTATGCAGTTATCTGTTTTACTCCAGATGAATTGCGTGGCGCGAATCCTGACCATGTTGAAGACCGTTTGGTTGAACTTGGTTGGGATGTAATTGACAATCTTGCTACTCTACCGCGAGAAGGAGAATTCTAATGGAGGATCCTTACTTTTTTGGAGTCATCTGCTTTATTTGTGGATTCATTTCAGGTATACTTATCTGTATCCCAGCCAAACGAAAGGGGAGATATTATAATGATGATGAATGAATATCGACGTTCAGTGCTAGCACCAAAACCAAGAATTCCTTTCGATCCTAGCAATCGCAAACATATGTTTGATTTTGCAAAGTTTGTAAAGTACAATACTTGGAAAAATGGTTGCTCTTATTTCTTAGAAGATCCCTTCACAGACATTCCTACGATGATTCAAGCAAAAATTGCCAATCATACTTTATCTAAACTTTTGGAGAAAGTCTAATGGACATTATTGCGCTAATTTTATTTTCGATAATTCTTTTGATGTCTGTTTCTTTAGTTTATGTTCAATATCAGATTCGTCGTATGCGTAATGCGCTGCGCGAAGCATCTAAAATTTGCGAGGACGCAGTGAAGTCGCTGCGAAATGGTGGTGTATGAGTAATGGTGATTTTGAAGTAATGCCTCTTGGCACAATGGTTGAGGTTCGTGAGTTGCGCAAACTCACAAAAGAATTGATTGATCTGGAATATCAGTACGGAATCAATACGCCGCAGCCTGTGCGCCAAAAGATTCTTGAAATTCAAAAGTTCTATAACTGGCACGTTGAAACGTATCCTGTAGTCGTATGATGATTTATTGCGCAGCGCGTTTCAAACCTAAGAAAAAACGTAAGGCTCGTGGTGTTGTTGCCAAAAAGTTGAATGTGAAGACCTTGCCGATGGGAGTGCAAAAACTCCCGTCTCTTTCTTATGGGCATAGAGTCGGTTCTGATGATGCGCGCAAGATTGCATCACTCAAAACCAACAGCATATATACTGAAAAGCGAGAAAGTCTGATGTACACAGGCACTCTTGTTAAAGGCATTGCTACGATGCATAAGTCAAATGCTGTTCCTGTTATTGATGAAGAGCAAATGAAGGACATTTCTAGAATGCGAAGAGGATGAAGTCGCCCTGTAAAGGTATATGTAAACTCGACACCCGAAGCGGTTACTGCATCGGGTGTTTTCGCACAATTGAAGAAATTTCACGATGGGCTAAAATGACTCACGAAGATAAAAAACAAGTCATTCGTCGTTGTCATATAAGAGAGATTAAAAATAAATGAGTACAGTTAAATCCGTAACTCCAAAATATGATATCACTTGGTATGTAAAGTGGACATCAAGCATCATTATTCTCATTGGAATAACCATTCGTGCCAGTGGTGTCTATGAACTCCAGTGGATTGATATTTTATGCAGTTGGATTGGCGCCGTTGGATGGTTCTTCGTTGGGTTTAGATGGAATGATCGTGCATTGATGGTTGTCAACGGAGTGATTGGTGTCATACTTTTCGCAGGTTTAATTCGCATATGGTTCGCATAGCGACTAAATAATAACAATAAAATGTTTTTGATGGAACCGTTATGATTAACGACTTAGATCTTGATTTGTTATCTGATAAATTCAAATCAGCAAAACCATTTAGTCACGTTGTAATTGATAACTTCTTTGAAGAAGAAGTAGCCTCTAAAATTGCCGCAGAGTTTCCTAAGCATAATTCAGATGTTTGGACTGTGGCGTATAACAACCCAGTTGAAGTTAAGAAAGCATGTTCGCATTGGGATAAATTTCCTGCGAGTATCTATTCAGCATTATACTATCTTTGCAGCAAAGACTTTGTAGACAAACTCAAAACAATTGCAGGTGTGGATGAAGTTTATGCTGACTATGGACTTCACGGCGGAGGGATGCATTCACATTCTCGTGGTGGTAAATTGAATATTCATAAGGACTATTCTGTACACCCAAAACTTCCATTGCGCAGAAACTTCAATGTGATAGTTTACATGACTCCTGACTGGAGATCAGACTGGGGCGGCGGAATCGAATTTTGGTCGCATGACTACGAAAAAAATCTCCCCAAAGAGTGTTATGCGCGATACGAAAACAAATTTAATCGCGCAGTTATCTTCGATACAACTCACAATTCTTGGCATGGCTTACCAGATGAATTAACATGTCCGTCTGAAACTGCTAGAATGAGTCTCGCAACATATTACTTGACACCAATTACATTAGAAACAGAGACCCGTAAGAAAGCATTTTTCACACCGCACAAGGATCAATATAATGATCCAAGCATTATGGAATTTTGTAAAAAGAGAAGTCAATTATGAAAGTAAGTGTAATTACAGCAAGCACTGGCAATCCACATCTTGCGGAATGCATCAAATCCGTTCGTGAACAAACATATAAAGATATAGAACATCTTGTATTTGTAGATGGTCAAGAGCGATGGGGTGCCGTCAACAGCATACTATATGATTTAAATTTCCCAGTAGGTGCTGATCGTGGTTCGTTTAGCAACGAATATGTTTGTGTTCTTCCTTATGCAACTGGTATTGATCGATTTAATGGTCATCGTGTTTATGGCGCTGCGACTTTTATTGCAAATGGAGACTATTTCATCTTTCTAGATGAAGATAATGCTCTTGAACCAGATCATATTGAAAAACTTGTTAATCTCGTCAAAGAGAAAAAATTAGACTGGGCATTTTCCTTCAGAAAGATTATAGATCAAGAAAGTAAAGTTATTTGTCTGGATGATTGTGAAAGTCTCGGTAAATGGGCTTCGGTGCTAAATCAAAACGATTTCTTTATTGATGTGAATTGTTATTTCATTAAAAAACAAGTTGCAGTTGGTATGGTGCCTGTCTGGTATCGTCGTTTTCGCGAACCAGGTCAAGTTGAAATTGATCGTGCCATTGCTGGAATGCTGATGCATCCAAATAACAAATTAAAGTTTGACGGAACGCTAGACTATACGGTAAAATATCGTGTTGGTAATACAGGACTATCTGTACAAGGAGAATTCTTTTTGAACGGAAATGAGATCATGTCAAAACGATATAGTGGAGTTTTACCGTGGAAGAAGTGAAACAAAAAGAGTTAATTGTTACTGTTCATTATAGTAACATAAGAAGTAAAACTGTTGAATTACAAAGAGAAGTTTACGATAAACTCAATATTCAGGAATATCCCAAACTATCATTTGGAACAGACATGCCTGCAATGGAATTTCAAAATTTTTTGTGGGTAATGAACGGAAGTTTACCAAAAGAATTTCCTCAGGCGATGATCGATAAAGTTAAAGAATCTTCTAAGGGTTCTGTAAATGCTGAGGTTATTTGTTTTTTGAACTCCAACACAATACCCTTAACTGAAGAGTCATTAGACTTTATGTTTATGAATGCAAGAGATGGAAAGATCGTAAATTTTTCTCTTTATGATGGTATTGCTTTTTCGAAAGAAACCTATGAAAAAATTGGCGCTCCGAATATGAAAGATTTATTTTCAGTGGCAAGAAAAAATAATGTCCCAATTCTAACTCTAAGAATTGGAAACGTTGATAGCAATAATTCCAAAACATATTACCAAGGCGATAAAGAATTGTTTTGGCAAGCAGGTAACAACAATCAAGAAGAAAACTATTGGAACAAATGCGAAGAATTATTAGTAAGGGAAATGTATGAAGATCGTAGTATTAAGCACTGATACAGAACATTATCTTCTTAAATGGTGGTTTCCTCACACCGCTAAAAAGTTTGATTTTGGCGTTGTAGTTGATTTCAACTGCGATGAAAACGCGCAAGATAATACTTATGAACTTTACAAAAAGTTTGTACCCCATTGGCGCTATTACAAAGTAACACAAAAGCAAGTGAGCAATTTTCTTTGGGATGTTGTTCTCAGTAAAATTGAAAAAGATTTACTTAAAGAATTTCCTGGTAGTTGGATAACTTCTTTAAACGCTACGGAATTTTTAATTGGCGATATGTCTTTTCTAGACAAGATAAAAATGAATCGCCAGGTTTTAATTCCCTGCCATTTGATGAACGACCGACTAGAAGACGAGGGCATTGAACCAGATTCAGAAGTATCTTTACTTGAACAGCGTCATCATGGTGTACATTATAAGTCAGATTATCCCCACCCTCATCGCGGCAAATCGTTTCAATTATTTGAAAAACAAAAACCAGAAAATGTAATATTGAATACTCGTTGGATGAGAAGCATACACAATTATCCTGTTGACTATCTAGCAACTTCAATATATTCTGTCGGTAGACATTTTTGGGATTTGACTCGCTCTACAGATCAGTTAGCAATATGCCATATGAATTTGTCTCCATACACCAAAACATTTCTTGATCGTAAAAAGAATGTTCAACGAAGATTAACTCCATCTGATCATCAAGCAGATCGTGGTATACATCATCGCGTTGATGATACTAAACTAGAATCTCGTAAAAGATTTTACGATCAATTGACTGTAGACTTACTTCCTGAGATACAAAAATTAGAGAACGCCAATGAAAATGAATAATCCCTGCATCGTCACATACTACATGCCGAATGTTTCGGACAAAACTCCTTTCTTACAAAAGAAAGTTATCGAAAAATATAATAAATCCAATGTTAGAGTTTATCAAATAAAGGGAGATGCCCGTCATGGTGCCTTTATTGACATTTTCTGGATAATGAACGGCGTGCCAATGGATGGAATGGAAAATTTCAATATTGAACAGCAGTTCGATCATGATGTAGTCTTGATGCTAGATATTGATTGCATTCCTTTAAGTGAAAATGCAATTGATTATTATTTGGAAGAGGCTGCTAATGGTAAACTTATTGGTAACGCGCAACGATCAAATCATATAGAGAATGGGCAACATTTGTTTGCTGCGCCTTCTGCGATGGCAATTTCAAAAGAGACTTTTTTAAAAATTGGAAAACCTGTTGCAAAAGAAACACTTCGTTCCGATGTTGTTGAAGAATATACTTGGGCAGCCGAAGAAAATGGCGTTCCAGTTGAACTCATTTTACCTCAACATTATGAGAAAGCGCCACACAAATATAATTGGGAAAAGGATCAAAATCCCTGGTGGGCTTTGAAGACTGGCATGCCTGTTTATGGTATTGGAACGACTTTCGGTAATGAAGAAAAAGGATCACTATACTACCACAACTTTCAAATATTTCATCCAGGCAATCAGGAAATGTTCTGGGCGAGATGCGAGAAAGAATTAAATGAATAATTCTGAATTACTAAAACTATGTAAAACAAATTTATATGATACTGATAAGTTTGTTGAAGATAGTAAAGTTGCTGAATGGACTGACGGGAAGCATTCTTATGTTGAATCTGTCTACGATCAACTTTTTGAAAGGATAAGAACCACTAAAAATGTTTTAGAAATTGGTATATGGACTGGTGGATCTCATCTTTTGTGGCAAGAATACTTTTCGGAAGCCACTGTGGTGGGTATTGATATTGCATATTGTCCTGCGTTAGGAAATCAACCAAGAATTATTCAAATTCAAGCGGATGCATATAGAAAGGAAACATCAGACCTTTTCAAAAATAATTTATTTGATTTGATTATTGATGATGGTCCTCACACATTTCAATCCATGTTATTAGCAATACAAAATTACTTGCCTAAACTCTCTGATGAGGGTATACTTTGTATTGAAGATATTCCTGAGTATGGTTGGATGTATGATTTATCAGCAACTGTTCCGAAAGAACTGCAACAATGTATAAAGGTTTTTGATCTTCGCGAAACCGATAAAAAATATGATAGTTTATTGATGGTGATTGATAAAGGTGTAATGTATGGCAAATCGTAGTGATTTTTTTAACGCTAAACTTCCGCGTCAATTTAAAAGAATGTTTGCTATGAGCAAAACATATGGATGGATTGGCGATAATCATGAATATGGCAACATTAAGAGAATGTTCATTAATGCTCATGCCAATCATGTTGCTTATAAGTTAAAAAGAAATAGCGCAGAAACTCGAGACGTTAGTGACGCAGAATAATGCATTCATTATCCGAACTCAAAGATTTTTTAATCAGCAAACAAATTGAGATCAAAGAGTTCAATGGTTGGTCATTAAAAGTCGATACAGATACTTGGGTTATGCAAAATGGTATATTCTATAGAAATGGTATGCCACAGAACATAAAAGACAAGGATCTATTATCCAAATACAAAACTAATTCGCCAAAAGACGCGCAAATTGCTCGAAAATGGAAAGGAATTAACAGCGGTAGAGTGGGTTAAATAAATACTAGACCTGTATATTCGGTCTGTTAGATGCAAATTATCGTTTTGATGACCGCATTATTCCTTTCTGGTGTTGCGGCATACTATTCAATTATCGGGCTAACGGCGATATTCAGTGGTGCGTTCTGGTCTATTTTAATGATGGGAGTTGCCCTCGAAGTCGCCAAACTCGTTTCAGTTTCTTGGTTATATCGTAACTGGGATAATTCCTCCATTTTGATGCGCTCGTATATGTCGAGCGCAATTGCAATTCTAATGCTAATCACATCGATGGGCATATTCGGTTATCTCTCAAGAGCGCATATCGAGAGTTCAGCAGCAAGCAATAGCGATTTAGTTGCGCAAATTGAAACATTAAATGATAATATTGAAAGTAAAGAGTTCACAAAAGATCTTTATGTCAAACAAATAACAAATATTGACAACACTCTAGTCCGTTACATAGAACTTGGAAGTGTGACGAAAGGTTTACAAGAAAAACGTCGTTTAGATTCTGAAAGGAAAACGCTCGAGTCTAATAGAACAGCAATTGATAAAGAACTCATCACATTAAAGAGCGAGCGTAACAAACTTCTTTCAGAACAAAAGAAACAAGAAGTTGAAATTGGTCCTCTAAAGTACATTGCTGAATTAATATATGGCAAAGATGCTGAAAATCATTTTGATTCTGCTGTGCGATGGGTTATAATACTACTTGTGCTTGTATTTGATCCTCTTGCAATCGTATTATTAATTGCAGCAAATGCAACAGTACAAGCACGACCTAAAAGTCGCGCTATAAGATCTTCTAGTAAAAAAGATTTCGTTGAAGTGCATAAATCTGACATACTAGAAGTTGGCTCCGTGAGCAAAACTGGTTCCGTAAATAGAAAACAATGGTGAAATAAATGACTGTTAAAATTTTAAAATTGATTACAGGTGAAGAAATTATTGGTGAGGTTGAAGTGGAAAATGAACAGTTTATTGAACTGAAGAATCCTCTTTCAATTATGCTTCGCCCATCACAAGATGGATTTACCTTTGGCTTTGTTCCTTGGTGTAACCTTATGGAAGGAAATAAGAAAATACATCTTGACAAAGTTGTAACTGTTGGCGATGCGTCTGATGATGTCAAAAACGCATATAACTCAATGTTCGGTGGTATTGTAACTCCTCCTAAACAACTTATTGTATGAGTGTATTTTACACTAATGTCACTATCATCGGTGACAATGTGTTATTTCGAGGGATTAAAGACGGTAAAAGATTCCGTAAAAAAGTTCACTACAATCCAAAATTTTATGTAAAGTCAAACACTCCGAGTAAATGGCAAACTCTGAATAAAGAGTATGTTGAGGAGAAAGTCTTTAAATCTATTCGTGAAGCCAGAAACTTCATTGATGAATTTAAAGACGTTGATAATTTTGAAGTGTACGGATCTAACCGTTATGAGTATGCGTTCATCTCTGACATCTTCCCAGAAGAAATTGATTGGGACTTGAGTCAAATTTGTGTTGCATATATTGATATAGAGGTGGGATCTGAAAATGGATTCCCTGAACCATCAAAGGCAACTGAAGAAGTAACGGCGATCACTCTTGCTATGAATGGTCGCAATTACGTTTTCGGTTGCGGTGAATTCAATAACACTTTCGCGAATACTGAATACATTAAGTGTCAGGATGAGTTTGAACTCATTGAAAAGTTTATTGACAAGTGGACTCTATATTATCCTGATATTGTAAGTGGCTGGAACGTTCGTTTCTTTGACTTCCCCTATCTTGTAAATCGTATCACTCGTTTGTTTGGTGAAGACAAGGCATTGAAACTTTCGCCTTGGGGTAAAGTCACATCAAGTGAAATTAATTTTCGTGGCAAGAAACAAACTTGCTATGAACTTTATGGCATTTCAACCCTAGACTATTACGAACTCTATCGTAAATATTCAGCAAATCCAAACCAAGAGTCATACAAACTAGATCATATCTGTAGCGTTGAACTTGGTGAGCGTAAGTTAGATTATTCTGAATATGAAAATCTACATCAACTCTATAGACTTGATTATCAAAAGTTTATTGAGTATAACATTCGCGACGTAGAACTGGTTCAGAAACTCGAAGATAAGATTCGCCTGATTGAACTTGCGATGACTTTGGCGTATGACGCTAAAGTAAATTATGATGATGTTTTCTCGCAAGTGCGAATGTGGGATACAATCACATACAATACTCTGAAAGCCAAGCATATGGTTATTCCTCCACGCAAAAATGCAGAAAAGGATAGTCAATATGCTGGCGCATTCGTTAAAGATCCGATTCTTGGTATGCATGAATGGGTCGCTTCGTTTGACTTGAATAGTCTATATCCTCACTTGATTATGCAGTATAATCTCTCGCCTGAGATGTTGATTGAACCTAAAGACTATACCAATGAAATGCGTAAGTTTATGTCTCAGTGGGGCAGTAAGATCAATGTTGACTCGTTACTTGATGGTAAGATTCCAACTGAAGAATTGAAAAAGTTGAATGTTACTGTAACACCAAACGGTCAACTATTTGACATTAACAAGCAAGGATTCTTGTCTGAGATCATGGAGCGTATGTATGAAGATCGCGCCATGTATAAGAACAAAGCGACTGAAGCAAAGAAGTTACTCGAGAAATCTGTTTCAGAATCTGAAAAGCGAGAACTCGAAAAACAAATTGCTAAATTCAATAACATTCAGTTGGCTAAAAAAGTAACACTGAACTCGGCTTACGGTGCTATCGGCAATCAATACTTCCGTTTCTTCGATATTCGTATTGCTGAAGCCATTACATTGAGTGGTCAGTTATCCATTCGCTGGATCGAAAACAAACTTAATGCTTTTATCAATAAGATTGTTAAGACGCGAAATGCTGACTATGTGATTGCTTCAGATACTGATTCAATCTATTTGAATCTTGGACCACTTATCAAGAAGTCAATACCAAATATCGAAAAGGTTGAGAAGTTAAAAATCATTCGCGCAATGGATCAGTTTTGCGATCAGAAACTGCAGCCATATATTGATGCATCGTATCAAGAGTTGTCCGAATATGTAAATGCTTATGCGCAAAAGATGAAAATGAAGCGCGAGGCTCTTGCTGACAAAGGAATCTGGACAGCAAAGAAGCGATATCTAATCAATGTGTATAATAACGAAGGTGTTGAATATAAGAAACCCAAACTAAAAATTATGGGTCTTGAAGCCGTGAAGTCTTCAACGCCGAATGCTTGTCGCGAAAAAATTAAAGAGGCGCTTGAAGTGATCTTAACGAAAGATCAAGATACATTGATAAACTTTATCGCTGAATTCAGAAAACAATTTAAGTCATTACCTGTTGAAGATATTGCGTTCCCAAGATCAGTCAATGGTGTGAAAGAGTATGCTGACAAAAACAGCGTATATTCAAAAGGAACACCAATTCATGTTAAAGGTGCGCTTATTTTTAATAACGCAATTCGCACAAAGAATCTTGAAAAGAAATATCAGGAAATCAAAGAAGGTGAAAAGATAAAGTTCTTATATGTAAAAGAACCAAATCCTTTACAGTGTAGTGTTATTTCTTTCTTAACGACCATTCCGAAAGAGTTTGACTTGGGTCCATATTTAGATTATGATACTCAATTCGAGAAAGCATTTTTGGATCCGTTGAATATTGTGTTGAATAGTATTAACTGGAAAAGCGAAAAGACTAACTCGCTAGATGACTTTTTCTCATAGGAGATACAAATGAGTTTACTTGATAAGATTAAGAAAAATTCCACGATTAAGGATTCGGCAATTCTTGCTCGTTCCAAGTTCTTTGCCGCAAAGGACATGATTCAAACCAGCATTCCCGTTGTAAACGTTGCTTTCTCTGGCGACCTTGATGGCGGTTTCACTCCTGGTCTTACGATGTGGGCTGGTCCCTCAAAGCACTTCAAGACTGCGTTCAGTCTCTTGATGGTGAAAGCATATCAGATTAAGTATCCAGAGTCCGTTGTTTTGTTTTATGATTCTGAGTTCGGTACTCCGCAAAACTATTTCACTTCATTCGGTATTGATACCGATCGCGTTGTTCATACTCCAATCACAGACGTTGAGCAATTGAAGTTTGACATTATGCAACAATTGACTCAGATTGAGCGCGGCGAGCGTGTGATGATCGTTATTGACTCAATTGGTAATCTTGCTTCTAAGAAAGAAGTTGAAGATGCGCTGGATCAGAAGTCAGTTGCTGACATGAGTCGCGCAAAGCAAATTAAATCCCTGTTCCGTATGGTGACACCACACCTCACCCTAAAGGACATTCCGATGGTTGTAGTAAATCATACCTATAAAGAAATAGGTCTGTATCCCAAGGATATTGTCGGTGGCGGCACAGGAAGTTATTATTCAGCAGATAATATCTACATCCTTGGTCGTCAGCAAGAAAAAGAAGGCACTGATTTGATTGGCTACAACTTTATTATCAACGTGGAGAAGTCTCGTTATGTTCGTGAAAAAGCCCGTATCCCCGTCACAGTTCGCTTCGATGGTGGCATTAGCAAGTACAGTGGTCTTTTGGATATGGCACTTGAGTCTGGTCATGTTACGAAGCCTAACGTAGGTTGGTATGCTAAAGTGAATACTGCCACTGGCGAAGTTGAAGCCAAGAAGTGGCGTTTGGCTGATACTGAATGTCCTGAATTCTGGGATAGCATTCTTGCTGATGACGGATTCAAAGAATGGATTCGTAAGAACTATCAATTCAGTTCTGCTGTTGCTGGTAATTTAGATACCACAACTGTCGGAGATGATGAAGATGATGAGTAATTTTTTAGACAAATTCGATGCATGGAATCGCAATCGCAAATATCGTAAAGTTAAATTTTATGAGATTTATACCAGCGAAGAAGTTTATGAGAATGAAGAAATAAGCATTGCATTCAAACTCTTAAAAGGTAAATACAAAGATGTAATTTTTGGCATTGGTGGAATTACAGTTGGAGAAACCTTATCCGATGGTTCAGCAAAAGCAAACTTCGATATGGAAGTCATAAATCAACCAAAAACATTAAAGGGTGATTTGACTCTAGACGATAAGTTTAATAAAATTGTTGGTGACATTTTACTAGTTGTCCTTGAAGATGCAATTAAGACTTCAGGTGAAAGAATGAACTCTTTGAAGGAAGAGTCAAATGGAGTAGAAAATGAGTTTGAACAAAATAGAACAGATTATTCTGAAGAACCTGTTCAAAAACGAACCGTTCGTAAGAAAAACCCTTCCGTTTCTAAAAAACGAGTACTTTCAGGAAAGAATTGAAAAGATTCTGTTTGAAGAAGTACGGGATTATGTTCTAAAATACAATAATGTTCCTTCTTATGAGGCAATCAGTATCTCTCTTTCACAGAGAGATAATCTGTTTGAAGAAGATTTTCGCCAAGCAAGCGAACTGATCGAAAATCTAAAAGACAATGATGATAGCAGCAAATTTGAATGGCTGCTAGAACTGACTGAGAAGTTTTGCCAAGAAAAAGCATTGCATAATGCGATTCTTGAATCCATTCATATTCTTGACGAGAAAAGTGAAAAAACTAAAGGATCAATTCCAAAGATTCTTTCAGATGCACTTTCCGTTTCTTTCGATCCCAATATCGGTCACGATTATATCGAAGACGCTGCAAAGCGATATGACTTCTATCACCAGGTAGAAAAAAGAATCCCATTTGATCTAGATTTCTTTAATCGCATCACCAAGGGTGGATTGCCGCAAAAGACTTTGAATATCGCATTGGCAGGTACTGGTGTCGGTAAGTCGCTGTTCATGTGTCACGTTGCGGCTGGGGCGTTGAGTCAAAACTTTAATGTTCTTTATATAACTATGGAAATGGCTGAAGAAAAGATTGCCGAGCGTATCGACGCGAATCTTCTTAACGTCAAACTTGATGACCTCGCCAATCTTCCAAAGGATACCTATGAGCGTAAGATCTCTCGTATTAAAGAGAACATCAAAGGTAAACTCATCATTAAAGAATATCCAACTGCTTCGGCGAGCGCGATTCACTTCCGCACTTTATTGAATGAACTGGCGATTAAAAAGAATTTCAAGCCAGATCTAGTCTTTATTGATTATCTGAATATCTGCGCCTCAGCTCGCCTCAAGCATGGTGCAAACGTAAACTCATACTCATACATCAAAGCCATTGCGGAAGAACTGCGTGGTCTTGCGGTTGAGTTTAAAGTTCCCATCGTTTCAGCAACTCAAACAACTCGTTCGGGTTATACGAATACCGATCCTGGCTTGGAAGATACTTCAGAATCGTTTGGTCTGCCTGCAACGGCTGACTTTATGTTCGCACTTATCACTTCCGAAGAACTGGAAAAGTTGAATCATATTATGGTGAAACAGTTGAAGAATAGATATAATGATCCAACTGTAAATAAACGATTCGTGGTTGGAGTTGATCGTGCAAAGATGAAACTTTATGACGTTGAAGCGGCTGCACAAACGACTTTGGCTGATTCTGGTCAGGAGTTAGATCGTGGTCCTGGTGAAAGAATGAAAAACAAATTTAGCGCCATAAAGGTATGAAGTTAGAAAAGATTCAAAAGAAGATAGATAAACTCACTCCAACTTGGGTTGGAGAAAAAAGTGTCCCTGCAATAATTCGTGGATTGAATAAGGCATTCTATAAATCCATCGTTTATTTTTCATCGGCGCGACATAAAGACGACTTTTTACCTGACCACTCAGTAATCGTTTCGGGGCAGTACTGCCCTCGTATTTTCTCAGCGATACCAGAAAACATACTCATCACGCTAAACTTTCCTGCGGGAGTTAAAAAGGTAACGATTACAGAAGAAGAATCGAAAAATCTTGCATTGAGAATTATGCGAGCCATACATCACGAGTATCGCCATAAACATCAACAAAAAGGTCGCGGTTACGTCTATACAAAGCAATATACACCTAAGAAAAAACAGCATAAGTTAAAAGCCATGTATTATGGTAACCCAGATGAGATAGATGCTCATGCTTATGAAACTCAGGCTGAACATTTAAATATAAATATACTTCGGAAGGCTCACAAGGTAAATTGGACTCAATCCGAGTCGATTTATATGTATCGGCTCAATTTTCGTAAGAGTGATCCTAAAATCTGGAAACG